AAGAATTAAAAACTAAAGCATTAAAAGACTTTTATAAAAACAATAAATGAAAGATATACTAATAACAGGAGGTGCTGGATTTATAGGCACTAATTTAATACACCATTTACTAGATAATAATATAGTAGAAGCAAGAAACATATTTGTAATAGATAATTTTTATACTGGAGAGTTAAGGAATCAAGTTAATGGAGTTAATTATATTAAAGGCGACACTTGGGATATAGAAACTTTAATGCATCCATACGCAACATTTGACACATTATTTCATTTTGGAGAATACTCAAGAATTAGTACGTCATTCGTTGATATAGATTATGTAATGAAAAGTAATCTTTATGGCACAAGTAAAGTAATAGAATATTGTAAAAAGAAAAATATAAAATTAATTTATTCAGCATCATCTTCTAAATTCGGAGATAAAGAAAACTTAAGTCCTTATGCTTGGACAAAATCAAAAGCAGTAGAGTTAATAAAGAATTATAATAAATGGTATGGATTATCTTATGAAATATGTTACTTCTTTAATGTATATGGTAAATACCAAATAACAACAGGAAATTATGCTACTGTAATAGGTATATTTGAAAATCAGATATTAAAAAGAGAAACATTAAGTGTTGTAAAACCAGGGGTGCAATCTAGATGCTTTACACACGTTGATGATGTTATTAATGGAGTTGTTAAGGCAGTAAAACATAATAGCAATCACGAATGGTATTTCCAAAACCCAAAAGCATATAGCATAATTCAAGTAGCAAATATGTTTAATCAAGATTGGAAATTTGTAGATGAAAGAAAAGGAGAAAGGTTTTGTTCCCCTACTATAGAAAATGATACCAAAGAATTATTAGACTGGGAAGCAAAAATAGAGTTAAAAGATTATATAAATACAGTGAAATAACAATGAGCAAACTAGACAATTTAAAGCCTTTTAAAAAAGGAGAGAGTGGTAACCCTAATGGAAGACCTAAAGGTAGCTTAAATCGAAGCACAGTAGCCAAAAAATGGCTATCAACCAATCAAGAGTATAAGAACCCACTAACAAGTGAGAGCGAAAAACTATCACAAGAAGATATAATGACACTTGCTTTAATAAACAAAGCACGTAAGGGAGATGTAGCTGCATATAAAGCCTTAATGGATAGTGGTTATGGTAATCCAAAAGATTCATTAGACGTAACAATGGCAGAGGATAATAATATTGATTTTAAAGAACTAATTGAAGCTATTAAACATAAATCCTAAATTTCTACCTTTTAATGAGGTGGATTCAAGATACTTTATTTACACAGGTGGTAGAGGTTCTGGCAAATCATATGCTGTAGCTGGTGCATTGGTGTATATGAGCCTTACTCAGAATCAAACTATTTTATTTACAAGATTTACATTAAGGTCTGCATCTATATCTATTATACCAGAATTTAAAGACAAGCTAGAAACAATGGGCATATCGCATTGGTTCAAGATAACAAGAGATGAGATAATAAATACTATTACAGGTTCAAAGATATTATTTAGAGGTATTAAAACCTCATCAGGAGACCAGACAGCAAATCTTAAATCATTGCAAGGAATTACAACTTGGGTTATGGATGAGGCAGAAGAATTGGTTGATGAAAGTATATTTGATAAAATAGATTTATCTGTAAGAGAAAAACAAGCAGACAATAGAGTAATATTAATATTAAATCCCTCTACAAAAGAGCATTGGATATACCAAAGATTTTTTGAAACCAAAGGAATAAAGGCTGGGGAAAGCATAACCAAGAATGATGTTACTTACATACACTCTACATACCTAGATAACCTAGAGCATTTATCAGAAAGTTATCTTTCAAGGATTAAAGAAATGAAAGAACATAGACCATCAAAGTATAAACATCAAATATTAGGTGGGTGGCTAGAAAAAGCAGAGGGTGTTATATTTACCAATTGGTCATTAGGAGAATTTAAAGAAGTAGGTAAATCTGTATTCGGACAAGATTATGGATTTAGTAATGACCCTACAACGCTATTACAGACAAGTATAGATAAGAACAACAGAAAGATATATATTAAATTACATTTTTGCCAACCCGGTCTTACAACGTCTGAAATTAATGTATTAAATAGAAAATTTGCTGGAGATAGTTTAATAATAGGAGATAGTGCAGAGCCAAGACTTATAAATGAATTAGCAAGAACCTGTAATATGTTACCAGCTATTAAAGGTCAAGGTAGTGTAGTATTTGGTATATCACTATTACAAGATTATGATTTAATTATTGACCCAAATAGTATTGATTTAATTAAAGAGTTAAATAATTACTCTTGGTTAGAAAAGAAATCACAAACACCAATAGATAAGTTTAATCATTGCATAGATGCTATACGTTATGCTGTATCTTATCAGTTAGAGAATCCAACACGAGGAGATTACTTTATATATTAATTACAAAACTTTTATCATTTTATTTTGAGTTATAAACATTTTTGTTTATATTTATATATTATTAATTACTAAAAAACCAAAAAAAATGGAAAACACTTACAAAGTATTAATTAACACTAATGACAAACAAATGGATAAAATGTCCTTATTACAATTACATAATATTATATCTGATTTAGAAAAAGCTATAAACTATGCAGATTTTAGAATTTCTTATAAAATAAATAGAGGACAAAAATAATAACAATAGGGGTGTAAAAACCCCTTTAAAAATAAAACAATGATACAATTTAATAAATATGATTTTATAAGTGATTTAAAAGATTCAATCGGTGAATTTATAGAAGATTCACAATTTGAGGATGACCAAGACATATCGGATGATGTTTGGCAATTTATACACGAACAAATAGAAAATGAAATAATTTACTATTATGATTGTTGGCGAATATGTATGAAAGAAGGTTGTTCAGATTTCTTTATAGAACAAACAGGAGAAACAGCCAAAAATATTACAGAACTTGCTTACTGGACTTTATTAACTATAGTTGAAGAAAGTATTGATTATCATTTAGAAGCTAAAGAATTACAAGAAAAATTAAAAGAACCAGAAACATTTAAACATTTTTAATTATGGAAATATACGTTAATACAACCTCAACATTATACTCTGATTTTGGAGAGGTAATAATAGAAGCTACTACACTTGACCCAGAAGAAGGCTATGTACATATAACATTTAATGCTAGAACTTTATTAAGGGATATTCCTTCATTATATGAGTTGTGTTTAATTGCAATAGAAAAAGAAGATAAACATCTTAAAGTAAAATATAAACAATTTAAAAAGAAATTATGAAAACAAATAAAAAGTACGAAGGTATAATGATTACAACAATGATAGCTTGGTTAGGGATAATATTTATCCTAGCTTTGCTTAATGCATAAAAAAATACAGACAGCTATAAGTTGGTGTTTTAAAAATGAAATAAAAATATATGTAAGACCTATAAGTAAAGGATATAAATGTAAAGTAAAAATACATATTAATATATCTGGAAAAGAACAAATAGGAAAAGAAACATATTATCAAGACATTAAATTGTCTGAAAAAATACAGGAATTATACTTATATATGTATAATACTTACAAATAATTATTTTTTGGTTGATAGGGAAAAGGAGTTGCTTTATACAAAGTAGCTCTTTTTTTGTTTATTAAAAAAGACTTTATGCAAATAGAAGTAAACATACCTAGCACATTAAGAGATGTCAAATTAAAAGATTACCAAGATTATTTAAAAATTGAAGAACCAAATAATGATGATTTATTAAAATGTATTCTTAATATAAATCAAGATAAGTTAGGTAAAGTAAAATCTAAAGATGTAGATTATTTAATTGCACATATCACAAAATTGTTTGAAGCAAAGCAAGAACACATACCTATTTTTAAAATGTATGGTGTTGAATATGGGTTTATACCTAGCCTAGATGAAATAACTTATGGAGAAAATAAAGATATTACTTCTTATATAGGTAATTGGGCAACAATGAATAAGGCAATGGCTGTGCTTTATAGACCAATAAAACAAAAGCAAGGGCATAAGTATCTTATAGAAGAATATGAAGGAAGCCACAAGTATAGTGAGCTAATGAAAGATGCTCCTTTAGATGTAGTAATGGGTGCAATGGTTTTTTTTTACAATTTAACGAGCGTATTGCTGAAATATATGCCGAATTATTTGGAGGAGGAAGCAATGAAGGAACAGATGCAAGGAGTAATTTCAGCAGAAAATGGAGTAGCTATTCGGAAATATATTGCCTTAGTCAAGGAGACATTACAAGATTTAAAAAAGTTGCAAAACTTCCCCTTCATCAATGCTTAATGTATTTAGCGTTTGAAAAAGAAAAAGCAGAATTAGAATCATTAATAATAAAAAATAAAATTAAATAATATGCAAGGCTTTTATAACCTA